GATCTTTCAATTTGACTTTCATATACTCCCCATACTGCTTGTGTAGCAGTATTTGCAGAGTTTTTAATTGTTGTGCATTTGAAGTTATTTGCTGTGTGATTAAATGTTACAGTATCTGCTCCACTTGGCGAGTTCCACTCTCTTATCAAAACATTTTTTATACCACCTGCTGACTGTAAGTCTGAACAACCTATTGCTAATCCACTTTCTATTGCCATATTATTTTATTTTTAAAATTATTAATTAGTTGTTGCTTGGTTGTTTGATGTGTAATAAGCAATAGTTCCAGAATATACTCTAGGTAATTCATATTGCTTTGCCATTAAACTTACTGTTAATCCATTATCATCTGTATAAGCTGCTCCAGTTCCACCTTCAAAACCACTAAGATTTAAAAAAGTTTGATTTCTAGAATTTACTTTTTCATTTTGATATTTTTCACTTACTCCTAAAACAAATGCTTCTCCATTAGTATCAACAGCAATTGCCATTAAACAAGAATCTATCATATTTTGTAATTCATGAAATTTATCAGAATCCATTTTTGGTAACATAAATGATAAACCACATTCAAATGATGTAGAACCATTTTCTTTAGTTGCATTTATAGTTAATGCAGGAGTTTCGTTTTTAAACTCATATAAATACCAAGTTGCTGTGCTTCCTCCAGTATCTTTTAATGAAGAAATACCATGTACACCTGCTCCATTAGCATATACTACAGCATCTCCTGTTGCCCATGTTCTAAGTAATATGTGTTTTATACCTCCTGATGCTTGTACATCAGCACAACCAATTGCTATACCTTTATCTATTGCCATATTATTTTTTTTTATAAATTATTAAAAGGTAAATAAGAGAGAGCTTTTACACTCTCTCTATCTACATTGTTGTTATACAATTACTCCCCATTGTACAAGAGAGTCGTATAAGTATTGTACACCTAACTTGAAGTAACCTCTAAAGTACATTTTTTCTTCTAAATCATCATAGAATACTTTAAATGAACCTTCTGGGTCTGTAACATCTGAACCAATAATTAGGTTTTCAGTAGCTACATAACAAGCTCCGTTATTGTATTGCGTTGCACTACCACCTGATGGTGTGTGAGTAAACATTGCAGGGTTAAGGTCAGCTAAGATAGTATCCCACTCGTACATTGGAATTACTTGAACACCTCTAAAGCTAACTCTAGTGTAACCTTCAACTGTGTTTACAATAGCTAAATCTGCAGAAGAACCTTCTAAGTTTGCTAAGTAAGCATTAAAGATTTTTGGAGTTACAAACATCTTCTTATCAGATGAAGGAACTTGTTGTAAAGCTGCAGGAGCTGTGTCATACATTTCTCTTAATAGTCCAATTGCTTGTGGTGCTGTTGGAGCTGCTTCATCACCTCCATATATAGTTCTAGCTGCTAATATACCTGAAGTTGCCATTAATTTCATCCATCCATCAAATGATTTGTAACCAACTGCACCAGCAGTATCGCCACCCCAAGCTAATCTTACTACATCTTGTCCAATACCTTTAACTGCACGATTTACAATTGCATCAGCTAATTGAGTACCTTCTAGATTCATTACATCTACACCACTTTTGTACATTTCTTCAATGTAAGTTCCAAAGAATGCATCAGTACATTGCTCTAAAGCTACTCTACATCTTCCTGCAGTAATTACTTTATCATCAATATTAAAATCTACCTTACCAGAACCATCACCACTATCACTTGAAGAAGAACATCCAACATAAGGTCTTACTATTTTTGTTAGAGCAGCAGAAGTGTATACATTCATTTTATGCTTAACATTAGGTATTACTCTGTAGTTTTGCATTAAATCATCACTTCTAAATACTGGCTCATAAAAGATTTCGTTTAAGTTAGCACCACTATAAGTTGCTGTGATACTATTATTTGCTACGTTTGTTGCCATTTTTATTTATTTTTTGATTATTAATTATTAAATTTTGCTCTTACTTTATCTGCCATTGCATTATAAAAACTTGCATTAGCATCAACAGTTTTATTTTCAACTACAGCAGGGTCGCCTTCAGTAACTACTTCAGTACCTTTAGCATCTGCTTTGTTCAATAAAGCATTTAATCTTTCTATTTCAGTAGAAAGAGTTTCATTTTCTCCTTTAGTAGAAGTTAATTCTTCTTCTAGAGAAACAATTTTTCCATTTAAGTCAGTTACACTTGCTTCAAAAGAAGATAATTTGTTTGATATTTCTTCATTATCTGAAAGCATAACATTAACTTCAGTTACAACATCTTCTGATTTGTTGTCAGCTCCTTTTACAGAGTTTACAATTTCATCAACTTTGTTGTTAAACCAATTTTTTAACTCTTCAGTCATTTTTTTGTTATTTACGTTAATATTTAATTTATTATGTATTTGTTCAGTAGTAATGTTTTTGAATTTAGAAACATCATACTTAGCTGCTACTTTAATAGAATCAGAAATAAGATCAATAAAACCTAACTCATATGCTTCTTGAGCATTTAGCCAAGTTTCTTTATCCATCATTTCAATAATTCTATTTAACGACAATCTTGTTTTTCTCTCGTAAATATTAGCAATTTCACCACTAATCTTTTCTAAGATAGATGCAGTCTTTCTCATATCTTCAGCTTCACCCATTGCACCACCCCAAGCATTGTGTATCATAAAAAGAGAATTTTCAGCCATGATAACTTCATCAGCAGCTAATGCGATAACACTACCCATACTTGCAGCTATACCCTCAATATAAGCAGTAGTTTTTGCTTCTCTCTTTTTTATTATATTGTACATCGCCATCCCATCAAATACATCACCACCAATACAGTTGATTCGTAAATTAACAGGAGTATCTTTGTACTCTTTCATCTCAGAAATAAAGTCTTGTGCAGTAATACCATAAGCACCAATTTCATCAAAGATGTAAACCTCTGCAACAGCATCTGTTGCTTTTCCTTGTATACTAAACCATTTCTTATTCATACCTGCAAAATTAGAATCTAATTGATACTTTATCTACCTAATTTGTGGAAAAAACTTTTAGTAAGAGATATTCTCAGATGCTTTTGATTTTTTTCTGTATTTGTACACTATATTTTGTGCTTGACTTTCACTTATCTTATATTTATGTGATAAGTCCATAAAGGTATGTGTTCTATTGCCTTTATTAAAAACTAATCTTCTGTCAAAGTCTGCTATAATCATATAGTTCCTTAGTCGTTTAGGTTCTACCATACCCCTCTCTACTAAGTGTTTTAATATATCTTTATGTGTGGCAGTTTCACCAAACCTTTTAGAAATTTCAATATCTAACAACTCTAAATAATCAAAAACTACATCTACTTTATTTTGTCTTTTTGACATTCTTTTTTTTCTTAGTGTTTTCTGTTAGCCATACCTCACACATTGTATTCCAGAACTTTACAACAGCATTTCTACAGGATGAACAATTTATATCTTGTTTTTGTGCAGGAAAATATTTATGCCACAAGCTATACATATTATTTAAACTATCTACTTTGTGTCTGCTAAAATTAGCATTGTAAATTCTGTTTTCTTCAACAGATTTTTTTATAAGCTCTCTGTCTGCCTTAATGACAGATTTAGCTATTTCTTGTAAATTCATATTGTTATTTTAATTACCATTTGCCTTCTGGACACTTACCATACCAGTCTGCAGAGAGAGATGTCTTTGCATCTAGGAAACAAGTGCATTTAGCACATCTTGATCCCCAATTTATTACTGGTTTTTTAAGCATCAAAAAATTTCTGTAAAAAGTACATTTTTTACAGATAGATAATCTTTCTAACTTTGTTTTTTTATTAACAAACATTTGTTTAATTTTAAAATGTTGCTTCAGCTTCTATAACTGAAACAGTATTCTGTGCAGTAGAAATATCAGATTCTACTACAACTACTCTTCCCCCTTGTCCTATTGCACCCATCATACCTGCTTGACTTGTTGCATTAAATTGTGATTGTGCAAATGATGGCATATTCATTAAACCACCATCAGCAAACTTCACACCACCACCTGCTGCATTCATTGCAGATAATTGATTTCTAAACATAGATGTACTACGTTTATTTATAACTGCTTCACCACCTTCTAACTCTACTACTCTACCACCTACTGCAAACTTCTCTCCACCATTTGCATGAGATTTACCATGTACCATACCACCATTAGCAAACTCTTCAATCATACCACCTTTTGCTTTTTTACTAATACCTTGTATTGTAGATGCTAATATTGCAGCCATATTTAATCCTGTCATTATTTTACTTGCAGCAATTTGAGGTGCAAAAATAGCATTTGCTTTTGCTATACCTGCAATTCCTAGTAAAGCATTATCTGGTCTAGCTAAATATATTCCTTTTGCTAAATTAATAGCTGCAATTTCTTGAGTACCCTTAATAAATACTTGTTGTGCTGCTAAAACTTTTTCAAAAACAAATAAAGCCATAGCTAACTCTGAACCTTCTTTTGCAAAACCAGAAGCCATTTTAATATAACCCATAGTTGCATTTAATTTAGCATTTTCTAAATTTATTTTGGCTTGTTTTTCTTGTTCCATAAAACCAATTTTAGCATCGCTAAGTCTTTTAGCTTCATCAAGCTCTATTTGATTATATTGATTTTGTAAGTCTAAATATTCAGTTGTTCCAATTTCTAAATTAGACATCTGTTCTTGTAAAAACAACTTTTGAATTTCTAATTGTTGTTTTCTAAAGTTTTCTTCTAATATAGCTTGTTTTAATTGTCTTTCTTCTAAAGCTCCAGTATCAATAGCATCTAATGTATCTAAGTAATCTAATTGTAATTTAATTAAAGTATTTAATCTGTTTTTATCAGCAGCAATTACTCTATTTTGTAAATCTTCTTGTTTTTTTAATTCTTTTGAATTTGCTTCTTGAACTTCTAATTTATCTTTTAATGCTTTTATTTCTTCATTAAGCAATTCAACTGTTAATAAATGTATTGGAAAACCACCCTCCAATGCTCCTATTTGTTTTTCTGTATCTTTTATTGCTTGTTTTGTTTTTGCTATGTTTAATTTAGCTTGTTCTTTTGTTGTTGCTAATTCACCATTTACAAGTTTATTAAATTTCTCTTTGTGCTTTAACAAACGAGCTTCATTTTCTTCTAGTTTAGCAGCAGCATTTGCTGCATTTGTAGCATTTTCATCTATTAATAAAAACTGTAGTGCCATTTCAGTTAAAACTACTACAGCAGCTCCTACTCCAGTAGAGATTAAAAAAGATTTTACAGCCAAACTAAAACTTCTTACTGCTCCTGTAGCACTTATTGATGCTGTTCTTACAAAAACTATAGCTTTAGCTAATAAATTTGTTGCTGTAGTAGAAGCTATAGCTCCTAGTTTATATAAACCTAAAATTTTAGTTAAAGTTACTAGACCATTTACTACTTTAGCAATTGCTTCAGCATTTTCAGTCATCTTATTAATAAATAATGCAACCCTATCTATTAAATCTTGTAGACCAGTTCCTAATTTTTCTGTAAGCTCAATTTGCAAACCTTGTGTTGCCGAAGTAAATCTTTTAAAAGCACCTTCTAAAGTATCACCTACTGTAGTTGCCATTTTATCTGCAGCACCATTTGCAGCTAAAAGTTTTTGTGTTAATTCATCTACCCTAGTAGAACCTTTAACCATAGTTTGAAATGCAGCTACCTGTCTAAGATCAACAAGTTGCATAATTCTTTCGTTAGAAAGACCTTCTTCGTTTAATTGTGTCAATGCTCTTTGTAAATCTTCAGAACTACCAACAGTAAAACCTAAATGTTTTGACAGCTCAGAAGTAGGGTCTTGCATTTTTAAGAAAATATTTCTTAAAGATGTACCTGCAATAGATGCTTCAATACCTGCATCTGTTAATGTACCCATAACAGCAGATGTTGCTTCTAATGATATATTTGCTCCTGCAGCAATAGGTGCAACCTTAGTCATAGATGTTTGGAACTTTTCTATGTCAAGTGCAGAGCTTGTAAAAGCAACTGTCATGACATCTACAACTCTTGATGTTTCCTCAGCATCTAAAGCAAAACCTCTTACAGCAGCTCCTGCTACTATAGCAGCTCTACCCAAATCTGTATCTGTTGCTGTTGCTAATAATAAAGTAGCTTTTTGTGCATCTAAAATTTCTCTAGTAGAAAAACCTAGCTTACCAAAATTAGTTTGTAATTCTGCAACCTGTTGTGCAGTAAAGAAAGTTGTTCTACCTAAGTCTTTAGCTGTATTTGATAATTTTTTAAAGTCTTTATCACTAGCACCAGTAATAGCTTTAACTTTAGCCATTTGAAATTCAAAATCTCTAAAAGTTCTAATAGAAG